CGCCGACCTACCTTGGTCGTCGGACGCGGAGCGTACCCTGATTCCCAAGGGAAGTCAGGGTTTGGTTCTTCAGAAAAGAACTGAAGCAACTCCGCATGTGTCCCTGTCTGCGTTCTAGGCGATCTACTCGTAAGAGTAAGCGCCCGGAGTTCGCTAATCTGGAGGTTGCTGTTCCACCTTTTCTTTAGGTGGGACAGGTCCTCCCCTGAGAAGCTAAGCAGACCGAACTGCCCACTAACCGTCTTTACCACAGGAAGCTCCTGCTGGAGCGATTGTGGCAGAGTCGACTTGATCCACTCAGCGGTCACCCAGAATCCCTTCATAAAGAAGTTATTCGAAGTTTCCACAAGAGTGGCTACGGTTGAGGGACGGGACTTGTCGTAGACGTCAAGGAAATATGCTGGGGTGACATCGCTGCCGCCGAAGCATTCAGCGCCGCAACTCTCGCGGAAGGTGTGTCTTAACACCCCTCCCGTGTGAGTTTTGTCGTGATTAACCTTGAACCCGAGGTATCTTAAAACCCCGGCTACGCGTTCCGCTACTGTCGATGGGATGACTAAGTCATCACCAAAGACCCGGAACTGGGACGCTACCTCTCGTATCGACGCTTCCGTGATAGGCACAAAGTGTTGCCCATCATGGTCCAGCATCGACCCTGCGATCACCACCGCATATATGATGGTTTGAACAGGGAAGGTAGTAGCTGCTCCCATGGCTGCGAACTTACGTATCTTATGATACTTGGGTTCGTGAGAGATTTGATTCTCAAGCCATCGTGTCCTACTGGCGTGGAGAGCCTCTAGAAGGGGTTTATTCCTCCTAAAGATTCTCTCTACTAACCAACAAGATACGCAGTCGGAAGCACTTGACAAATCAATCGTCGCGTGCATACCGTCTTGGGATGCCTGTCTGGCAAGGTCCTGGTTGTGCGTCTGGTCACGAAAGTGAATAGACGCAGCCAGGGAAGACTTACCAACCTGAACCGTGAGAAAGTCTTTCACGGCTTGCTGTGCCCATTGATGGCAAACCGGTTCCGAGGCTATTAACCTCGGTCCCTTCTGCGTCTTTGGAACGGCAATGAGC